TGTACACGCAGTATGTGGTAGGGGCAAGATTTAAAGTATTCGGTATGCAGGTCGGGTGTGGCATTGACAAGGATAGCTACGCCATGGCGTATGCCAAACATTATGGGAAACCTGCAATAGGAAGTGGGGTAATACTGGAAGACGGGACTCTACCGATAAACGTAATGATGGATCTATGATAATCAAGATACCTATACTATTGGAGAGGGTTGGAGACTTGGCTGATTTGGGGCTTGTAGAGCAGCAATACGGGCTATTAAACATAGATGACGTATCGTATGTAGTTCCGCAGGATAGTGGGGCTGTTATATTCATAAAGTCCGGTATGTTGACAGATGAAGAGGTTGAGGCTGATATGAGTCATTGCCACATTCACACCACGTTGACGGTGGAAGAGCTGTATGAGAGAATGAAATCGGGTTTCCTGACAAACAACTGACATTTATTATTTGGTAGTCTCGTTCTTTTGGCATTACTTTGCCTCTATGAAAACGAGATACTATTACGATGAAGACCTGTATAACCTTTACATTGTAGAGGAAGACGGGCAAACGAGTGCTATTGACGTTGAGGTATTTTGGCGTTGGGTGTGCGAGAATGACTACAACACAATAACCTTTACCGAGGATAGTTTAAATCACACAGGGGAGCATGTGCAAAGGGAGTATGACTACACATACGACAACTATCACGAGTTCCTGACAGAGATTGCAGACAAAGAACTGATTGACCGCTACATTGCGGAAGAAAAACCACAGACAATATCATTATTAGAAATACTATGAAAATCACAAAAGCAGAAAATGCGGGTACATTTGAGTACCAAGGAGACACGTTCTACAAGCAAAAGGTAGAACTATCTGACGGCACATCGGGAGAGGTGAATGCTAAGTCAGAAGGGAAATGGAAAGTCGGTGACGAGGTTGAGGTCAAGTCCAGGAAGGATACTCAGTACGGCACACGACTCAGTTTAGGTAAGCCTAACAACTTTGGCAGTCAGGGTGGTGGCAAGAAAGGAGCTATGTCCGGTTACGCACTATCTTGGGCAAAGAAAGCTGTCATTGCTGGGAAGGTAGAACTTGCAAACATTGAAGAGTTCGCCAAGGAGCTGATGGGTCACGCAAAGTCTATCGGAGACAATGGGTCGGTTGTGGTGAGTTATGCTAACGACTTGTTCTGTGACGGATTCTTCACTCGTGAGCAAATCCTGGATGCTGCAAAAAGGTTTGATGACATCACTAAAAGGCTAGACTCATGATTGAGTTAGTGTATTACCAGCAGGAATACCCTACTAAGGAAACATTGACGGGGTGGTGTTACGAAAAACGCGACTACATCATCCCATCTATGAAGAACTTTAGGGTAACGGAGCAAGGAGAGCTTATACCAAAGCTAACCCGGCAAGAACGATTTGCTTTGATCTACAACCCTAACCAAAAGAACACGTTTAAGCAGAACATACAGCGACCTGTATATGATGTAAAGTACACAGGAATCACAATGACTTGGAAGGAGTTTGTAGCAAAGTATGATATCACGGCAAAAGAACTAAACGCGGAGTGGAGTGAGTAAAGACCTAGAGTTCGTACATAAGTATCGCAGAGGCGAGATTAAACTAGGAGAGACTTGGGGTTCTGAGATTATCGACAAGTGGTGGTTATATAAGCAGAACTTTACTGTCCTATTGGGGAACTCAGGATCGGGTAAGACTACTTTGATAACCTATATGTGCCTATTGCAGTCTATACGGCAAGGCAAAAAAACCTTGGTATGGAGTAGTGAGAATTCTCGACTTGAACTCATAGTGATGTGTGTGAACGCTATCCTGGATGCTGACCTAAGACATATCCCGGCAGAACAAGTGAGTGATGCTTATGATAAAGTGAACGAGTATATGGATTTTGTGGAGTCTCACACACCTACGTCTGTCTATGGTATTATGGCAGCAGCCGATAAGAGGCTCACAGAGGACTACCACGCCATTATAATTGATCCGTGGAGTAGTTTAAAGAAAGACACAGAGAAGGGCAAATACAAGAGCAGCTACGACTACAATTACGATGCTCTGACGGATCTCAGGCAATGGAGAGACAATAAGGGAGTTGCGTTGTATCTTTGTGTACATCCGAACACAGATGCCAAGAGGCGAAGACACAAGGAAGATCATCAGTACGCTGACCAAGTATCTCCACCGAATGCTGCGGATGTAGAGCATGGTGGAATGTTTGAGAACAGGGCGGATGACATGATTGTCGTGCATAGGTACAAGCAGGATGCGAATGATTGGAATATCACTAAGATATGGACGGCAAAGATCAAGTCACACATGACCGGAGGCAAAGAGAACCCTATCGAGATACCTATTGAGGGTACGTTTGATGGGAAGAGGTTTCACTTCGGAGGTGTAGATATTTTACAACGGGCAATAAATGACAAATGGAGCAATGACATCGGAGAAGAAATTACAGCATATTGACAAGTACATAAATGACAGGATCTACAAGTTATACCACTCAGAAGGGGATAGTAGCTATGCTCGTATGGGAGAGATAACCATGATTAAGAACTTTATCAGAGAACTAGATGAGAGTATTAATAGCTTGTGAGGAAAGCCAAGAGGTTTGTAAGCGTTTTCGTGAGAAGGGTCACGAGGCTTATAGTTGCGACATCCAAGAGTGTAGCGGCGGACACCCTGAGTGGCATATATGTGGGGATGTTTTAGAGCAGCTTGATAAAGGTTGGGATATGATGATAGCGTTCCCGCCATGCACACACCTTGCTGTAAGTGGCGCGAGGTGGTTTAAGGAGAAGCAAAAAGATGGCAGACAACAACAGGGGGTAGATTTTTTTATGAGCTTAGTTAATTGCTCAATAACAAGAAAGGCAATAGAGAATCCGATTGGGATTATGTCTAAAAAGTATAGGAAGCCCGATCAAATAATACAGCCGTATGAGTTTGGCGATCCGTCAAGGAAGGCTACTTGCTTATGGTTGGAGTGGTTGCCAAAGCTAGTGCCCACAAAAATTGTTGAGCCTGACCTATATACTTGCAGTAATGGCAAAACATTTAGCAGGGATTATATGGTATCTTTGTCGGCAGGGGATGATCGTGGTAAACTTCGGAGCAAGACATACCCAGGCATAGCACAAGCAATGGCAGATCAATGGGCATGAGAGAGCCATTTGACCCGGAACTATTTGACTTGGGCGAGTTCGAGTTCGACCCATACAAAGTCCTCTTGGATGCAAAGCTAACGCTTGAGTCTATGGTGGAGGTGCATGAGAAACGTGTACGCAAAGGCTTAGATGTGGGAGATATGAACAGCAAGTTGAGCAAGATGATGGACTTGTATAACTGTTGCACCCGTCTGATTGGGGAAAGAGAAACCATCGCAAATTACATGAGGATTCACAAGCTGAATCTACTAGAAGCAAAAGAAATAACGAATGAATACTATGATAAAAAAGAGCAGAAAATACGAGTGGGTGCTGAGAGCAGCGAATGAGTTTTACGGGTTTGACATCTCTCAGAGATGCCGCAATAGACATTATGTGTACGCGAGACGTATGGTGATGGCATTCATAAAAGAATTTGACACCACTAGCCAATGGATTCAGATTGGTGGGTTATTCGGTGTAGACCACTCTACCGTCATCCATAACGTACGAATCCACGAGAGCGATATTGACCTGGCAAAGACGATGATTGCGTATCAACCCTATTTAACAGAGTATATCCGATTAAAGGATTATCTTTACAAAGCAGATCCACTCACAGATACAAAACCTCTATTCTCTCCTGAGAACCTAAAAGGATATGAGTGGTGGATTTAACCACAGACGGCTGTGAGAGGACGGATAAGGGACTTTCTACACAAAAAGGTATCAACCTACTACAACGTGAGGAAACACACTAAAATATACTTCTCCTACTTTGGGTATGATGAGAGTGATTTTATACCTTGTGAGTGTTGCTCCAGGAGGGCGGTGGATATTCACCACATAGATGCGAGAGGTATGGGTGGCGGCAAAGATGCGGATGTAATTGAAAACCTAATGGCGGTATGCAGATTGTGTCACGAAAAATACGGAGACAAAAAGGAGTACAAGGAATTTCTAAAACGTATTCACTCCCAAAAAATTCATAGGGGTAACTAAACCCAAAAAATCTATAGGGGGTACTTTAATTAAAAAATTCATAGGGGGTCAGCAGCCCCCTTTTTTCGTTGCCTGGTGTCGAAATGGTGTCACCTATTTTTGATCCTGTCCAGGTTGTCTGCAATTATTTATTGCCTCATTTCGTGACATAAATATGACAATTTTTTTTGTGGTGGTGTCAATATGATGTCGTTATCTTTGTGCTAACAAAATGACAAACATGAAAAAAGAAACATTTACAATTTATGGAGCTTTACTAGGTTTAGCCCTTATCATTGGAACGTGTATAGCGTTCTATTTTTACAACATTCAAAACATGCCACAATGAAAGATCTACTAAAAGAATACGCGGAACGATATTATTACCACGTTGAACATATGAGTAAATACGAATATTCAGATCGAATGTATTTTTTCCACGACGGCGCCGCAATGATCGCAAAACATGCATACGACCGCCTTAACTGGAAATTAGTAGCAACCGGACAAGTCAAAACATTTGCTCCACCACTAACAAAATAACAACATGAAAACAAGTAAACTACAGCGCAGAAAGTTGCTAGGTATGAGCTCTGCGAAAACTCAGAAAGGTGAAAAACTAGGATATTTAACGGGTATACTATATTTGGCGCCGGCAAAGATATCCGGGTTCGAGGTTTGCCCGAATAGATCCAAAGGATGCACAAAAGCTTGCCTATACGTCTCAGGACGTGGCGCGTTCAATAGCGTGCAAACGGCGCGTATTAATAAAACAAAGTATTTTAGAGAAAATAACGCGGAATTCATGTACAATATTGTAAAGGATATTGAGTCACTTATAAGAAAGGCAAAGCGCGAAAACATGATCCCATGTATACGTTTGAACGGAACCAGCGACCTACCTATTGAGAACTTTAAGTATAACGGCGCGCGGATATTAGATTTATTTCCGGACGTAAAATTCTACGATTACACCAAAAGTTATAAGCGTATGGCGCAATATTTGAACGGTGGGTTGCCGTCTAATTATCAATTAACTTTCAGCTTATCGGAAGACAATAAAAAACAAAGCTTTGACATATTGGAACGTGGTGGAAATATTGCCGCTGTATTTTCAGACCTTGACAAGGCAATTACAGACGGTTGGAACGGTTATAAGGTTATCAACGCGGATAAACACGATTTGAGATTTCTAGATGAAAAGAACGTAATTTGCGGGCTATCCTTTAAAGGAACAAAGGCAAACAAGCAGCAAGGTATCAAAGAAGGTTTTGTACTTAATTAATATAACATGAAACGGACTACAATAAGAGTATCAAGCGATTTACATAACGAACTATCCAGGATCGCGGCAAAGAATATGAGAAGTCTAAACAGTGAAATAAACAAGGCTCTCACAGAGTACACAGAAAAAGAAATCTTAATTGGCTTGAATGAGCTATAAAACAAAAACAACATGAACACAATAAACAACATGCGAACACACTACAACCTTAAGGTAACAAACAAACCACCACGCAAAGCGAAAGCAAACTACATACAAGCGTTACTAATTCTAGCAACTATAACGCTAGTAATAAGCGCGGCAATAACAGGAAGCCAACACGAATTAACAAGAGGGTATATAACAGCCGTTGCGTCTATGATCTATAGAAGGTAGACAGAAACAAACCCAACACAATAAGCCTAGTTAAACGCTAGGCTTTTTTGTTGCCCTAAATTAAAAGTTAAAAGACTCTAACAATATAAGTTAGGCTATTCTAACAATACATAACCGAATAGGCCACATAGCTAACAAACCACATAAAAACATATCTTGAGCCCTTTAAGAGCCCGATATAGCGACTTTCTCGCCTCGGTTGATACCTACCTACCATAAAGGATTAAAGTGGCTTAAACGGGCTTATTTGCAGCCATGTAATCCTGGCGAAAGAAATGTCACAGAAATGTCATAAAAGGGGGCCCCTCTGTCATCTTTTTGTCATATTGGTGGGTACTAACTCATATATTTTTTCAGTTTTGTTCTTAGGGCGTTTGTGTGCGTGTCCATTCATTGGAGGGTTGAGTGTACGGATCATTAGTTCCTCTTGTTGTTCTAGTTCTTCTCTAGTCATGTTAGAGCAGTCGAATGTGAGGAAGTATTGAAAGTCCAGGTTGTCGTTTCGGTAATGTTCTTTTAGTCTTCTTTGTAGGTTGTCTGATATCCCTATGTATATTAGCTTGTCTTTGGTGAATAGGTGATACATACCTCTTATTGCCGGGGCGTGGTAATATGATCTGTAATCTGCTCTTACGGGGTGTCCTATGGTGTTTCCGTTATGTGTATACGGTTTGCTGCGATAGGCTACTGCAAAATACTTGTACTCTATTACGAAGTCGCTGACCATTATGTTTCCAATTTTGTCGTCTCTCATATTATTTTTCTCAATTCTCCCTTAGGGCTTGAATCTCTCTACGAACTTGTCCTTGCCGTATGTGAACCACTTTGTTCCTCCGGCAAACTTGACTTTGATCTTGTGGTATTTGTCTTTATTTAGGGATACGAGTGCTTCACCGTTATTTATCTTTACCAGGCTAGGTGTGTTTGTGTATTCAAAGGGGATTTTGTGTTTCTTGAGTAGTTTTTCTGTTGCGTTTATACTTCTTTCGTTACGCCTTTGCTTTGCTTCTCGCATCATCTCCCATATGGTTTGCTCTCTTTGTTCTTCCATTTTTTGCTATTTCTCTTTAGGTGGGTTATATGTCTTCGCTCATAGTTCTTCTCCTGTGAGTGCGAAGTATAGGTTTTGAAGTTGGTGAACGTATTTGACATTCCTCATTGTTATTGTTTCTGAACCCCAAGACCCGTCCGAGTCCTTGTATATCGTAAAATCATAATCCACAAAACCCACACCCCCGCAATCGGTAAGCTGCTCACCTAGATACCAATATCCATCGCCATCACATGAGTAGTGATTAAACCCGAACCGCTTTAGCCATTCTTCGGTGAGAGGGATGGGATGCCAAAATTCAGGAGCACCATATATAATGTCGTGCATATCCCGCTCACTAATCGGCTTCTTCACCGATGCACTTTGGAATCTTTCTTCTATCCAATTACCTATACGTAGTTCCTCTGCTCTCATTGTTGTATTAGTTCTAGTGTCTTGCCTATGCCCAGAATTTCTTTCCATGCCGCCACTACTTCTCCATACTCATAGCTATCTTCGTTGTTGGTCACGTGTAGCGAATTTTGATATCTATCACTTCGCCTCACTTCTTCCACTCTCCGCTGTAACTCTGCCTCGAAGAAGTCAGACATTAGGCTAATGGCTGTCTTTGACATTGTGGGGCTAGTTCCTGCTGGGTGTACTTGCTGAAAGTACCAATCCTTCGCTCTCTGCTCTAATTCTTCTCTGTTCATAGTTGCCTGTTAAATTCCCTTATCATGCCGCCAATAGCCCCTATTGCTATCAAAGAGGCTAGAAACCACTCTACTCCGCTTCCAAATACGTCATACAGGTCGGAAACAAGCCACAATGTAGCTATCATATACAGACCAACCCGATGCCAAGGCTTGAGCGGGATATCCCAGTTCTTACTCATATGCCATGTCTTCCAACCCATCTTCTTGTTGAGACGTAGGTTGAAGAATAGGGTACGAAAACTTACTGCGTAGAGGGCTGTAGAGGCTAGTAATTCAAGTCTCACACCCATCAGTAGGGATAAGTACCCCCACAAGATAATAGCCCACGCAGCGTAGAATATTTCCCCTGTCCGGTGAGAGACCTCATCTCCTTTCTTCATTGTCTTGGAGTCAATCCAAGTCTCTAGCTCGACTAGCAGCCACAGGAATATGGTGTAGCATACTAGGTATACAATTCCGTTGTTCATGATAACGCCATTAAGATTAATGCCCAAATTGTCAGCCCTAGAATAATCAATAGCGCTATTTCCTTGTTGTTTCTTCTGTTACTCATAGTCCTTCGTTTATTTGTCGGATTCGCTCCTGACATACATGTATGATTTTCTCGTAGTCCTCTTTGCGCGATTGAGACTTCTTATTCCTCAATACCCGCTTGACAATATCCGCATCCCAAGGATTCAGCTTATACTCAAGCCAAATATCCCAAGGTTGTATGCTATGCTCGGAGTAGTCTGAGTCTCCTACGCTGTAGCTGCGAATATCGTCAATAGGTTGTGCTTCTTCTAGTTTCATATCTCTTCGTATTGTTCTCGTTGTCCTCTGATAACCCAGCCACCGATAAAGCCGATTGCTATGAGTATCATGTATGTTGTGAATAGTGCTGTCATAGGTGTTTTTTATAGTAAGTGGATATATCTGTCACAACTTTCGGAATCTGCTCATATACACGCTCTAAAGTAGGTTTAGAGACATCCTGAGGTATCTTTATGACCTCATTCCCAACCCTTAGAGGCTGATATCGGTATGGATTGCCTACTCTACGTATAAATTCTACCCACGAATCCGTTACTTCTATACCCTCTTGTTGCAAAGCTAGTGCATATATCTGACATTGCCAATAATTTTCGTCAGAATATTGCAATTCTTTGTTCTTTCCTCCGGTTTTGTAGTCGATTATCGTGTTATAGTCAGTTGTGTCGATGTATCCCTTCACATAGAAGTCATTATACTCCAACCTAATCTCGACCTCGAAATCATCTAACCTGGTTACAGAACTGAGCGTATTCTGCTCTGAGAGGCTGAAATAAGCAAAATCACCCGTCTCTAGGGCTTCCCCTACCTTTTGACCGAAATCAGTCCATATATTGCCCTCAAACGGCTCTCCGTCTATGTAACGTGCCTTATACTCCTTCGGGCTGCGCTTAAATAACGCAAGTTGGGAGTAGCTAACGTACGGAATGCCGTCTTTGTCTACTTTTGGTAATATCATATCTTTCTTGTAGGTACTCCCACGTAAGTCCCCACCTCTGTAATGTCTTTTACTACAACTGCTCCTGCGCCTATTGTAACATCATCACATATCTTGATGCCCTCTATAATTGCTGCGCCCGTTCCGATATAGCACCTATCTCCAATAGTCACATTCCCTGAGATGTTCGCTCCCGGGGATACGGTCACAAAGTCACCTATCACGCAGTCGTGTCCTACCGTGGCGTTGAGGTTTAGTATAAATCCTTTGCCTATTGAGCAGTTTACCGTCACCACCGATCCAGGACAAGCTATAAACCCATCACCGATGTCATACGATTTGCAGTATCCCCCATAATAACTCTGTAAAATGTATTTTGCGCTTATGCGCTCTCTATGCTTCGGATCACCTATACATACCAAAGCCCATGAGCCATATTTGAGACCGTTCCTATCCTCAGTCAGATGAAGTTGGTTCAACCCACCCATGTACTCGTTGACCTCTCTTGCGAAGCCCCCTTCACCTATTATGTTCATATATTTGGTATTTTGATAGATCCGGGTATTTTATTGTCTTGTTGCTAAAATGCTTTGGAGACCCATCATCATTAAAGCATCCCGACATTAACAACAAGCCCCTAGCTGCAATCTCAGGCATCATGTAGAAATTCCACCCAAGCATATCGAACGTATCCTCGTGGTACGACATTTCTCTTCGTCCACTAAATCGCGCCCTCTTATACCACGCATACGCATCAGGGTCATCCGTTAGGATTGCTCCTCCCTTACCTAGCTTTAGGTGCTTGAACGCCCCGGTGAAGGATAGAATCTGAGTTTCCCCACTAACATACATGCCCCCACTAAACCTAAGGGCGCAATCGCGCACATTGCTGCCACGCAACATGTAACTCCCACTAAGATACGGAGTAGGAATCTTGTCAAATCCCACCTTCAATCCTGCGTGAATAATCTCACACGGCACAGATGGGTAAGTGTGATTTGGAATATATATCGTATCCTGACATTGCCCCATCATCTTAGCGTAAGTCAGGGCTAAGAATATGCCGTTACTATTGTTGTCTACGCACACCACGTATGGTGCGCCCGTAAACCTAGATAACTCACGCTCAAACATCTCTGTTACCTTGTGCGCTCCTTTAGCTGCCATAATTCTCTAATATAGTTAAAAATTCCTTTACACTTACTTTTTGCTGCTCATCAAGCTCATTCAAATAGGGTCTTAATAGGTGTCTCGTTTCTCGGGCGTATTCCACATCATCATCCCCATAAGCTATCCCATATTTATACGCAGGGTGCTGTGACCTAAACTCCTCAGGAGTCATTTCTGTATCTTTAGGAATAACTATAGAGTCGCAACCCATAAGTGCTGCCATTACTGCGTAGTAAGACTCGTTGTCGTAACAATAAAACGCTTTGCTGCGCCCCATTTCGTATAGCATTTCCTCAAAAGACATCAACTCAATCGCTGCTGCATCGTTCGGGTGCTGGTTGTACCTGTCAAAATACCTACAACCCTTATAGACCCCATACAAGGTTCTATCACCCCTATCTTGCAAAACAGGTGGGGTAAATGCCTCTAATCTAAAGTCACATATCGTCAAAGATCCATCATACGGAACAGGGCAATAAAACTGATCTGAATACTTGAACACCAAATCCTCTACACCCCAAGTACCTATATCCCCACCAACAACCCCGGGCGTGTTTAGCACCCAACGAACCACGTTACTAGCATTTAGTGGGTTACCCCTCTCTA